CTGCATGAAGATATATAAATGAATCGATCCACTTTTAGATAAGATGGGGATAAGGGGTAATTTGTATTCTTGAATTTTGTCTATAATAAATTTTTTATTAAAATGAATATAATTTTTTGGATCTATATCAATAATTCCATATTTAGTTTCCCCTTCTCTTTAAACTCAAACCAGAAACAGAAATTTTTCCCAAACAAACCCAACTGACTCGGGATCTTGAGCGGGGTGGTTTAAGACCAGGCCAATTTATTAATTTACCTTATTTTAATAAGACAGACAGAAGAGCTTTAAATACAGACGGAACCGAATTTACTTTTGATCAATTCATACCTTTAGTTGAATCTAATCTTGTACACCCAGATGAATTAAATAAAATTACTGAAGGTATTGATAAGGCAATTTATGAAGGGGCTGATGAAGACTTTAGAGAAGGACCACCTTGTTTAGCCACACTTAGCAGGATTATGAAGAATCCTGCCTTTGATGGCAAGGACAGATTTATGTATAATTATCATGTATTTGTGAAGATGAAGTATCAAGACACCTGGAAACAAAAAGTTAAAAATGCACCAGTAAAATATTTCTCAGAACAACATGCTAATGCATGGGATGATAAAACTTTAAATGCGAAAATTAGATCATGGGATAGATCTGAAAAAGGTTTTACTTGTACTCAAGAACCTATTAGTTCGCATTGTAAAAAAGGAATTTGTGTTAAGAAAAAATTTGGAGTACTAGCTGGTTCCAAGGGAAATTATCCAATCTTAACTAATCTTAAAAAAATAGATCTCGATCCTGAACCAGAATATGAATTCGATGTCATTAAACCAGATGGAGTAAGCACGGCTACAGTCCATTGTCGTTCTGTTGAACATGTAAATGACCAACGTAAAAGAAGAAATTCAATAGCAAAAGCTGCAGGATTCGCTCCCCCACTTATTAAAGGCGATGAAGATCAAACCGTCTTAGACGCCTTATGGAAAACTGAAAAAATAGTTAATCCTCCTATAGGCACCACCCCTAAAGAAAAATTACATGATGTATTACATACCAAAATCAACGGACCTAAAGCTATGAATGATGTAGGATTTAAAACAGGAACCGTTTTAATAGAAGACGGCTACGCCTTTTTTAGATTTGATAAATTTTATGACAAATTAACAGCTAAGAACTGGAAATACAGTGAGGATAAAACAGGCACCATGATGGAAGCGACCTATAAAAAATGTGAAATAGAATTTCTAGATCAAAAAAGATTCCCTACTAAAGATAAAGGAAAATATAATACACCCACTAAAAACATTGTAAAAATTTCTACCAAGGAATTTGAAAACGTCCCGATTCATCACACTCAAATAAAACATAAAACGGAAATAATGTAATGGCCGCTAAAATGGATTTAATAACCATGGTTTTATTCACAGCACTTTGGATATATTTACATTCAGGATCAGGATTATGATCACTAGAAAAATACTCGGGCCTCCGGGAACAGGGAAAACAACCCGTCTCTTACATTACGCTAGAACTTTTCTCAAACTGGGAACTCCTATTGATAAAATAGGATATTTTGCTTTTACTAAGAGAGCGGCCGGTGAAGCTAAGGAAAGAATGCTCGATCAAAATCCACATATCAGTGAAAAAGAATTAAAACATTTTAGAACCTTACACTCCCTAGCTTTTTGGAAACTAGGAATGAAAAAAAGTGAAGTCATGCAGGACGAACACTATGAAGATATAGGCAGAAGTGTGGGCATAGAAGTAACAGTCTATAGTAATGGAGAAGAAACAACCGGCTTTGTTGATTCAGACAGTGAATATTTTAATTTAATTAATATTGCGCGCATCAAGAATTTAGATATTGAAGACGAGTACAACACCGGTATGTATCCTCAAAATTTAGATAAAAATTTATTATATATTTTAAGAGATGAATTAAATAATTATAAAAAATCTTTTCACCTCAAAGATTTTACAGATATGATTAAAAAATTCATTAAGTCAGAATTATGTCCAAAATATGACGTTGTTTTTATCGATGAAGCACAGGACTTATCACCGATTCAATGGAAAATGTTCGATCTCTTAAAGAAAAATTCTAAATATATTATTCTAGCTGGTGATGATGATCAAGCTATTTACGGCTGGGCAGGTGCCGATGTTAAAAGATTTCAACAAGAACCTGCAAAAGAAATAGTATTACCACAATCTTATCGAGTTCCCAGATTGATTCAACGTATTGCTGCCAATATTTTAAGTAGAATACCAGATGAACGAAGACTGAAAAAAGAATGGGAAGCACGAGATGACGACGGCTCGGTATATTTTGGAACATCTATCGAAGATGTTCCCCTGCATGAAGGAAACTGGCTAGTGTTAGCTCGGTACAATGATAAATTAATAAAACTTAAACCATTACTCAGAGACATGGGAATTTATTTTGAATACAAAAAGAGAAAAAGTTATAAGACCCGTCTCTATGCCGCTATTCAAAATTACAGACGATGGGAAAAAGGATCCCAACTCTCCATCTCAGAGTGCAAAGATTTATTTGAATTTTTTGGAAAGGAATTTCCAGAAAAAGAAGAAAGACTTTATGATCTAAAAGAATTTGGTTACAGCCATACTGAACGCTGGTTCGAAGTTTTTGAAACGGAACCTGAAGACAGTCTCTACATCAGAAATATGATGGAGGCAGGCGAAGAATTGTCCAAAGACGCTAGAGTTAAACTATCAACGATTCATTCAGCCAAAGGAGGTGAAGCGGATAACGTTTTACTTATCTTAGACAATACTAGAACTATCAGGGAGGCGGCTGAAAAAAGTCCGGATAAAGAAGAGGAAGAACACAGAGTTTGGTATGTAGGCGTCACACGTACTAAACAAAATTTATATATTATGACGGCAAAAAAGGAGGCTCACGGATATGACATCGAAAGTCTACAATAAGCAAATTGGGGGAGGCCACTATAAAAAATTTAAAATTCAACCAAGTCAATTTGTGATTGAGAACGAGTTGCTCTATCCGGAAGGATGCGTTATAAAGTATATTATTCGACATCGTATGAAGAATGGAAAGGAAGATTTATTGAAAGCAAAACATTTTATCGACATGATTATTGAGCGAGACTATCCGTAATGCGAATACCTAAATATGGAGCTCAAACAGAATGGGTAAAACCGACAGAATTTCCCGACCTAAGACAGGTTGATGAAATAGCAATAGACTTAGAGACAAAAGATCCAGACCTTATTAAAAAAGGATCCGGTGCTATTATTGGTAATGGCGAAGTAATTGGTATCGCTGTTGCTACCAAACATTATAAAGGATACTTTCCTATTGCCCATGAAGGTGGTGGGAATATGGACAAAGTTAAAGTTCTGTCCTGGCTCAAAGATATTTTAGAATCCCCTTCCATAAAAATTTTCCACAACGCTATGTACGACGTCTGTTGGTTAAGAGCCATGGGTTTTAAAATCAATGGAGACATTGTTTGTACTATGCTCGCTGCAGCCGTGACTGATGAAAATAGATTTAGGTATGATCTTAACAGTTTATCCTGGCATTGTTTAGGATACGGAAAAAACGAAGCCGCTTTAGCCGAAGCTGCCTCAGAATGGGGAATAGATCCAAAAGCTGAAATGTATAAACTCCCCGCTATGCACGCAGGAGCTTACGCAGAACGAGATGCGGAGATTACTTTAGGGCTTTGGCAGGAGATGAAAAAAGAAATTATCAACCAGGATCTAGAAGACATTTTTGATTTGGAAACTGAACTCTTTCCTTGTCTTGTTGACATGAAATTCAAAGGAGTAAGAGTAGATACCGAAAGAGCTTCCCACATGAAAAAAGATTTTATTAAAAAAGAAAAAGAATTCCTTCATAAAATAAAAGGAGAAACAAACATTGACACACAGATCTGGGCAGCAAGATCTGTAGCTGATGTATTTGATGTGTTAAAGATAGAATACCCGCGTACAGAAAAAACTGAAGCCCCATCATTTACCAAAAATTTTTTACAAGAACATAAACATCCCGTCGTAAATCTGATTGCTAAAGCCAGAGAAATAAACAAAGCTCACACAACATTCATTGATTCCATTTTAAGGTACGAACATAAGGGCAGAATTCATGCGGACATAAATCAATTAAGATCACAGACAGGAGGAACGGTAACTGGAAGATTTTCTTATCAGAATCCCAACCTCCAGCAAATTCCAGCACGAAACAAGGATCTCGGACCAGCTATTAGGTCATTATTTATACCAGAGGAGGGCCATACATGGGGTTGTTTCGACTATAATCAGCAAGAGCCGAGACTCGTAGTACATTATGCATCGCTCTATAAACTGCCCTCAGTCTATGAAATAGTGGATTCTTATAAAGAGAACCCTGAATCAGATTTCCACCAAACAGTTGCTGACATGGCAGAGATTCCTCGATCGCAAGCCAAGACCATTAACTTAGGATTATTTTATGGTATGGGAAAAGCAAAACTACAAGCAGAACTAGGAGTGACAGAAGAAAAAGCAGCAGACCTTTTTAATACCTACCACGCTAAGGTTCCCTTTGTTAAACAACTTATGGAGAAAGCTTCTAACAGAGCACAGGATAGAGGACAGATAAGAACTCTACTTGGCAGACTATGTAGGTTTCATCTATGGGAACCAAATAGTTTTGGTATGCACAAAGCGATGACCCATGAAGATGCACTCCAGGAACATGGACCGGGGATCCGGCGTGCTTATACCTACAAAGCTTTAAATAAAGTAATTCAAGGATCCGCTGCTGATATGACAAAAAAATCTATGGTAGATTTATACAAAGAAGGAATCATAGCACATATTCAAATTCACGATGAACTAGATTTATCGATTGAGAACGAAAAACAAGCCCAAAAAATTGTTGAGATTATGGAGAATGCTGTTACACTTGAAGTTCCCAACAAAGTAGACTATGAAGTCGGGTCCAATTGGGGAGATATTTACGATTAACCAGGAGGAAACTATGGAAAAAGTAAAACAAGTATGGACATTAGCAAAAGCTAATCCAAAGATATCTGCCGCTGTTGTGGTAGTAATCATTGCCATATATTTTTTAGTAAACTAGGAATTATATGACCAATGGCCTATTTGAATGCGAACATTCCTGTGCTCTATTCACAGATCAGGAGAGAATATCTCTATGATCTTAAAGAACATCATGGAGAAGTTGAAGACTGCATTATCTTTGGCCTGGCATCGATTACAGGGCGTCCTATACTCTTTCATGCAATTATGGAAAACGGTGCTGTATTCTATCGGCTACCTATATCCGCTTTCATTCAAAGAGCTTATGACGCGAAAGAAGTTCCTAGGATGCGACTGGATGAGCTGGAGTTATGGAATTGCTTCAGTTAC